AGATGTTGGGGCAAATAACACTTCAGGTCACAGACTTAAAGTTATTAACGGTGCTGATGGTGTAGCTGGTTCTCTGCAATACTTATCAGGAACTACCTCTAGATTCCATGTAGATAGCTCAACAGGCAACGTTGGTATCGGAACAAGTTCTCCAAATGCTACTTTAGAGGTTAAAAGAAATACTAACACAGTAAATAATATAGACAGTCTTGGATTTGATGTAGCTGGAATTATAGGTAATGCTGGAAGTAATCCCGGCAATCATTATAGTAGTGGTATAAGAATATTCCAAGGGAGCGGATCAGTTGGTTCAGGTTTAGGTGTATTTAATATTGGAGTTGATAACGGAACTGCAACACCTGCAAATCAGTATACGGCACAGCTCATAGCTCCCTCGGGAATGACTGGAGGAATAAGTCTTTCGACTGGCGGTGCGGAAAGAATGCGTATTAACCAAGCAGGCAACGTTTTATTTAGTGCACCAGCGGCAGGTACTAATAAAGAAATAACAATTAATGGACATAATTCTAAGGCAGCACGAATTAAATTTGCAGAAGCTGGTGTTGATAAATGGCTTATTGGTAATGGTGCTGCTTCAGAAAATGGCAATTTTGAAATCTATGCTAGTTCTGGAAAGAATTTTACTATCGCACCGGCCACGGGGACAGTAACAACCTCCGGGCCCTTGGCTGCAGACTCTAATGCTACCGTTATTGATACAAATGTATCAGGAGGAAATTTTGTTGCTGGATGCGCCGCAGACACTTTCCATGAAATTACTAATATTGATTGGAATGGGTATTTTACAGATCATAAATATGCGTATTTTATGGTAAGATTATTCTGGACGAGCGGCGTTGTTGCTGGAGGATATAATCATAGAGTTACAATTATGAGTCCTAATCATTCTTCTAATGCTAGTACAGGTTATGCAGGAACAGGTAGTTATACAACTAGTCATACCGGTTATGGAACTGGTGATGGTAGACTTACTCCTCTAATAATGGCGTCACATCATACTGGGGTCACTGCAATAGATGGGTTTAAGATAGATGTGAAGTTTGATAATGTTACAGCTTCTGACAATGGCCCTCTCTATATGCATGTAAAAACAAATAGGCCGCCTTTGACCGGTACAGGTGCAGTAAAAATTCAAGTTTGGAGATTTTAAATGAATATATTATCTATAGATAAATGGGACGGAGATAGAGACAATAAAATAATAGTACATCTCAATCTAACTGAGGTTGACATTGCAGCTGGCCACCCTTTCTTTTGGCTTTTACCAAATGTTAATGATAGTTCTGATGAATGGGTCATGGTTCAAGCATGGTTAGATGATGGTGGTAATATTACTGATAGTTTAAAAGGAGCTGCTGATGTTGCTTATGTGAACAAAAGAGCGAATGCGTATCCACCACTGGAAGATCAGTTAGATAAAATATTCCATGAGGGTATAGATGCATGGAAGGCTGATATTCAAGCAATCAAAGATGCACACCCAAAACCATAAGGTATAAATAGTAATATGGCAAAACCAAATTCAAGACAAACATTCATAGATTACTGCCTTAGAAGCTTAGGAGCTCCTGTGGTTGAAATCAATGTGGATGACGATCAAGTGGATGATAGAGTAGACGAAGCTCTTCAGTTCTATCAACACTATCATGCCGATGCTATCGAAAAGGTTTACCTAAAACATCAGGTAACATCTGACGATGTGACTAATGGCTATATTCCTATTAATACTTTAATCACTGATGTGGTTAGAGTGATGCCTATTAATGATACTACCTCAACCAATAGTCTCTTTGATGTCAAATATCAAATTCATTTAAATGATGTATATGACTTAGGTTTCTTAGGCTCTTTAATAGATTACTCTATGACTCAACAGTGGATGTCACTCTTGGATGGAATGATGGGCCCTGCTGATAAACACATATCATTTGAAAGACATAAGAATCAACTACGTGTTGATATGGACTGGTCAACAGAAGTTACTGTCGGGCAGTATATAGTCATAGAATGTTATAGAATTATTGATCCAGATACTTTCTCTGACGTATGGAACGACTACTATTTAAAGCGTTATGCTACTGCACTGATTAAACAACAGTGGGGACAAAATCTACTAAAGTTTGAGGGAATGACAATGCCGGGTGGTGTACAATTCAATGGGCGACAAATCTTTGATGATGCTAAGGAAGAAGTTGAAAAATTAACCGAAGAAGTCAGATTGAATTGGGAACAACCAGTCGATTTCTATATAGGATAATATCATGCCAAGAAATGTATATTTCAGTCAGGCAGTAAGATCCGAACAGAGTCTCTATGAAGACTTGGTTATCGAATCCTTAAAAATCTTTGGGCAAGATGTCTATTATATCCCTAGAACCCTAGTAGAAAGGGACACTGTTCTAAACGAAGACCCCGCGTCTAGTTTTGATGATGCTTATCTCATAGAAGCATACATTGAAAACCAAGATGGATTTGAAGGTGCAGGTGACCTATATCAGAAGTTCGGTTTAGAAATTAGAGATGAAGCTACATTCATTATATCTAAACGTCAGTGGGAAAGATTAATTGGTTTATATAATAACACATTAGAGAATGTGCATAAACCTAAAGAAGGTGATATTATATTCTTACCTTTATCTAATTCATTCTTTGAAATAACATTTGTAGAACATGAACAACCATTCTATCAGTTATCTAATCTACCTGTTTATAAATTAACCTGTTCACTGTTTGAATATAGTGAAGAAAAGTTCGATACAGATATAGCTGCGATAGATAACCTTGCTGCACTTGAAGCATATCAAACTACTTTAACCGTAGCTGTTACAGCAAATGCACACTTTACTAAGGGTGAAATAGTATCACAAACCTTAGTTGCTGCAGTTGAAGGTGTAAGTGATGCTATTATAGTATCGGGTACTGTGTCTAGTGTAGAGAAACTATCAGCCACTGCTGCCATTATAACAGTAATTAATGTTGGAGTTACTGGTTCTTCCGGTGAGATGCGAGAGTTTACAGTATCACCTACTCTCGGATTAGTTGGTGCTGAGAGTGCTAATACTTGCTTCATTAATGATGTTGCTGATGTAGCAGATAGTACTTCATTCGCGCTAGATGGACAATCACAGAACTATGCCTTTGAATTAGAAGCTGACGGATTCTTAGACTTTACAGAAAGTAATCCATTCGGCGACCCATCGGAGACATATTAATGTTCGGAACACACTTTTATCATTCAACCATGAGAAAGGCCGTTGCTGTCTTTGGTACTATCTTTAATAATATTAATGTTATTAGAACCAAAGCTGATGGTACTGTGTTGAACCAAATTAAGGTTCCACTATCATACGGCCCTAAACAGAAGTTTCTAGCAAGACTTGATCAATCATCTGGTGCTGATGCTTCTATGGCAATGAAACTCCCTAGAATGGCATTTGAAATTACTTCATTAGAATTGGATTCTACTCAAAAATTATCTAAACGTAATACTATTACTGAAACTCATGCGTCTGATACGACTAAAAAGAAAACAATAAAACATCAAGTAGCGTATAATATTAATGTATCATTATACATTATGGCAAAGAATCAAGATGATGGATTACAAGTAGTAGAACAAATACTGCCGTATTTTCAACCAGAGTATACAGTATCCATTACACCAGTAAATGGATTTGAATATAAACAAGATGTGCCTATAGTACTAACGGGTGTTACAATTTCTGACGATTATGAAGGAGACATGATAACACGAAGGGCCCTCATATATCAATTAGACTTTTCAATGAAAATGAAGTTCTTTGGACCTACTGGTAACCAAGGTGTTATTAGAGGCATTGAAGTTGACTTTAATGGTGATACTGGTGGTTCTGAAATATTAGAAAATATGCAATTATCTATTAATCCATCGAGTGCAGATGAGGATGATAACTATACAGTTACAACTACAATTACTTAATTGTTATGGATATAATTATGGAAAATAAGAAAGATATATTAAAAGCATCTTTAGAAAAGAATCTACCCACTATTGCTAAAGATAGACCCTTAAAGATAGATAAAGATATAAAAGATGATTATGAATTCTCTCGTGAAACATATAAAAATCTAATCGACACCGGAACTAGGTCTTTGGATATACTTGCTGAACTTGCAAGAGAATCTGAACACCCACGTGCCTTTGAAGTGCTATCTCAAGCAATTAAGAATATTGGTGATACTACCGATAAGTTAATGAATCTCCAGAAAGCCAAGAAAGAATTAAATACAGAAGAGAAGGAAAAGGAAGACCAAGCACGAGTCACTAATAATAATGTGTTTGTTGGTTCTACTACCGATCTACAGCGGTTACTTGCCCAAGAAAATGAGAAGATTATAAATCATGCAGCGGATAAAGAATAGCGAATTTGGCTATCTAGGTAATCCTCAGGTAAAACGGGACGGCGTAGAAACACAGTTCACTAAAGAAGAAGTATTGGAGTATGCTAAATGCATGAAGGATCCATCATACTTTG